TTCAATGTTGTACTCCAAATCAATTTTTTGACCAACGCCGGTCGAGCTTCGAGACTTCATACACTGTATCTGATACTTGCCACGCTCTTTCATGGCACGACTTGTAAAGATACCAAACACATTGTCTGCTGTGTTAATTTTAGATATACCACCTGAAATATGGCTGTGATCGAACTCAATTTCTTCTACAGCACTTCGGTTCAACTGTGACGCAGTTACCATTAAGAATCCCAGCTCTTTGGCCAAGTTACGCAATTCTTCACTCACATACTTGTCTTTAACAAACAAGTCATTGGGACTGACTTTTGCACTCACAGGCATCAACAAATCCAAGTAGTCAATCATCACAAAGTCTACTCGTTTGCCCGTTTGTATTTGATACTCTTTCAAATACGCACGTATGTCGTTGATGTTGCTTTGTGCTGGCAAGCCCTTGACTTGATAGTTGCCCGACTTCTTGGCCACCAACTTGACTTTGAGTTCTGTGGTGTCAATGTCCTTGCGAATGTCTTTGGTGCTCATGTTGGTCAACATGGCATCTGTTCGCAATGACGTTAGTTCCTCACTTAACTCCAGTGTGATGTACACGCCACTGAGTCCTTGTTGCAACCAATTCAAGGCAATGTTCATCATGACCAAGCTCTTGCCTGAACCCGATCCTCCGGCAAAGATGTTGAGTTCGCCGCGGCTGAATCCACCATACAACAATCTATCCAATTGTGGCCAACCCGTTGAAACTTGTCCTCCCGAGTTGAAATACTTTTCAATACGTGCCTTGGGATCACTAAAGTAGTCTGTGCCCATGTCTTTGGTCAGGGATATTTGTACTGCATCCTTGATCAGTTTCTCTACAGGTTCAAAGTCACCTTTTTCCAACATGTCTGCGGCTTTTAAAATAGCACGTTCCAGTTCTTGGCGTTTGGTAAACTGTTCAAACTCGCCCATGAACCAATCAAAGTGACCTTCATTTAGATCTGGTACTGCTTGTAGTCGGATGCCTGTGGTGGCTGAAATCTGTGTACGGTCTGGCAGTGTTTTGTGCTTGTCTGAATGTTCTTTGATGAACTCGGCCGCGGCTCGCAGACTTTTGTCAAAGTTCTGTGGGTTGTAGATGTTTTGCACACGCACATAGCTCTGTGCGTCTTCCAACATCATTTCTAAAAATAATCTTTGGACATCAAGTCCGTATTCTTTTAACAAATTAATCTCCGACAAAAACTTTTTCTAAACATAACTTTCCAAAATCTGCCAATTCGTCAAACATTCGTTGTTGACTAAAGTAATTATGTTGATTGAGTCTACAGATCTCATCAATTTCTTCAGGGTGTGTTTGGCATGCTGTTACCAATTGATGCACTGCTTGTACTGCTTTTTTTGCTCGTAATTCATAATCAGTTTCTTGATCATAACTCTCATCACAAAATTTGTCAAAGGTTCGAAATCCTTTTGATCGCAATTTTTGTAATGTGTTTGTATCACCGTAAACCACAAAGGGTCTAGCATGTGCCAGTATTTTATAAGTCTTTTCAGTGAGATAGGGTTGATTGGTAGCATTGACCGTGGTTTCCAGTGCTACGTTGACTCGACAAGAGGCATGCATCTCTCGATGTGGCATTTGCATCAGTGCAATACTTTCATTCCATTGATAAAAACTGTGTTGAGTGGTGTGACATTCAAATTTGTCTGTTCCTATTTTTTTGGGATAGGGTTCCATGGTTAACCTGTCAAATGTCAAATCAGTTGGTAATATAGTTTGTCTGCTGTCAGTCACTATCTTGAGATTGTGTTTGGTATCTGCAAGATATTGCAAGAATATACGCCTATGAATTCTGTCATATCCCACTGGGACGCACACATCATAACTGGCATGGGCTACCCCTGTGCGATTTACTTCATTGTAAAACATAGGATTAGAAAATATTTCATGTATTATAAAATCAAAAAAATCAAATCCCACACTCAAAATATTATTTGGATATTGAGTAAGATTTTTATAACCAGCAAATACCACACAGTCTCGACCTTGATCTATTGGAAACCAATAATCAATATGTCCTTCTAATAACTGTCCGTGACAACGATAAGCAGTTATATCTGAGTCAACATTATAATCATTGATCACCATGGTAGGAGAACTGTCGTCAAACTCTAGTGTATTAAATTTGTTGTTTTTTGAATGCCATGCAGTGATGCCGCGATATGCCCATGTTTGTGTGTTACCACCTATGTGGTGATTTTCAGTTGAGATATGTTTTAGATGTTTGAACTTATGCATTTGTTATTTTTTTAAGCAGCCATTTTTTTCTCAGTTCTATCTTGATTTTACTGGTTTCTCGCGATTGCATTATAGTTAGTAAGGCACCTAGTCGGCCCAACTTTATCACAGCATCATTAACATCTTTGCAGCCTTCAGGCCAGTTGGGTATGCTCACTGCCCAGCCCAGGTCTAACGCACGATCAATCAATTCAATACCTGCTTTATCTTGATCTGGCACCACAGTTATTTCTCGATCAAGGCTGCGTATTAATCTAGCTTGTGCATCACTTATGGTGTTGTGCATCACAGCCACACCGCCAATGCTGAGTGCATCAAATATACCTTCTGTGACTATGACATGTTGCCAATTTGTTGGCTGCAAATCTATGCCAAACACATAGCCTGGTTGACTGTCGCTGATAAATTTGGGTTGCCGGTTGTCTAAAAATCTACAAGTATACCCTACTACCTTGTCATCATAGGTAAACGGTATTACCACGTGTGGTCGAATCCAATGTACCCCGTCATTCTTTATCTGCACCATGGCAGGAAAGTCTTTGGGCACATGTCTTCTACGCATATATTCCCAATATGTTTCATGTTCGGGCATCAACAACTCAGCATATGGTGGCAAATCTTTTTCTTCAAATGAAATGCCATTCAACACATTCCATGTTTGTTGTCGTTCCTCTAATATGCCATGTATGCTACGATGCCGCAGACTTTCCAGATTTAGCATCTCTATTTCAGCTTCTGAAACACCCAACCAGCCTAATAATTTTCGGGCTTTGTAACTTACAGTACGACCCAAAATAAAACTGGATGTGTATGCACAATTGAAACAATGATAACTCCAACCCGCCTCTGTGGCTTTGAGTCCGCCACGTCCTCTTCGATCCTGCGTTGATCCATTGTGGTGACAACATACTGCGTTGAAACTCAACCAACCCGAAGGCGTTTGTTTCTTTTTTGCAGGTAGATAAGCAAGGATGTCAAGCATCTGTACAGTTTAACAGATTTGTCACGCAAATGCAATGCTTAACGATAAAGTATATTGGTAACGTAGCCGGTTGTGATCAACACGGTAACTGCTTGATCCTCGGTACCACCAAAGTTCAAGGGCAAATAACCAGAACCACCATTTGTCACAGTGATTGCACCAATGCCACTTGGGCCAACAAATGGCGCAGCAACAGCAGTTGCACCTGCGCCGTTGCCTAATATTTGTACATACGGTGCAGCCATGTATCCTGTGCCTGCATTGTTCACTGAGATACCTGTGACCACTCCATCTACCACTGTAGCAGTTGCACTGGCACCATAGCCTTGACTGTTGTTGATGGCCAAGCGCAACAGCGGGTGGAACCCCACAACATTGATATAAAAAGTTCCAGTTTCGTCAAAATACTCACGGCTTTCTGTGACATCTACCCAAATTGATTCGTAGTCTTGTGCAGCCTGTACTTTGAGGGTGCCGGTGTAATGATCCAGATCATACTTGATAGTGGTCAAACTGGCACCAGTTGTGTTGATATAACTTGAGTAGTATTCTGTCAAATAGTTGCGTGATATCGGTTGTGGGTTCAATGCCCAGTCGGGCCATGACTGTGGTCCGGGCTGTGGCCATGAATTCTTGCCATTTATAGTGGGAATTGAGACAGGTTGACTGGCCATGAACTGGGGCAATATTGAGTCCACAATGTTACAATCTGCTCTTGCACCAGCATTGGCATCTGTAAATGCTGCTTGCACATAGTCACCTTGTGTGCGTTGAATGCTGTAGCTGCCAGGTTGTGCCAGAATGTTGATGGTGTCTGCTGTGTCCAGCACAACTTTGACTCGGCCCAAACTGGCACTGAGTACAGTCATGTCTTTTTCAAGTAATAATTCATCGCCTGTTTGGTTCAGCAATCTAAAGCGGAATGTGCTGCCTGTGATGTTCACAGGTTTTTGGTCTTGATTGATGAATTCAAACAACAGCACGTTGTCTACACCTTTGTTGACAGTTAAAGTTTTTGCGTACACTGGGTCGTACCTCGCAGTAAAGTATCCACCACTGGTGTCAATCAAAAGTACTCGAATAATTTGTTGATATAAGTAAGCAGTGGTTGAATACATAGGATCCTCGATACGTATTTATGGGCAATAACATCTTTGAAAAACTGGCGGAAAAATATCCCTTTATAACGCTGTGCGTTTACGCCAGTCAAGAATACGTGGGAATTGTGCAAAACAGAGATGATGCTGTTACAACCATCTACGACTTTGGTTCTGTACTGGTGCAACAAGACAAGCTGGAATTCCTAGAATTAGCCAACACTTGGTGGTGGGAAAGCAATCGTAGCATACCTATCAACATATTCTTGCGTGGAGATTGGGACAGATTTAAGTTTACTTTACGCACATTTTCAAACAAAGATCTTGAAATCCTACATGGCCCTGTGTGCAGCCTAGTAGATATTGCTCGCAAAAAGAGCAAGCGTAAATCAATTACACTTGTACGCCGGATTGATTAAGCAAATTCATATGCAATGCCACCAAGGCTGCATAGC